ACGAAATATTGGATCTTATTTTTCTTTAGATCATCGGGCGCATAGTTCCTTCTAATAGAAAGAACTTTCCTATTACCTTCTTCAACAGTTACGATGTAAGGTAATTTTATTCCAGTCGGTTGACCTTGTCCATCAACCTCCTCAAAACCTTCTAAGTCTAAATTTACATGACACTCTAACAAAGTATAAACTGGTTCGTTCTTACCAGTTTTCTTTGTGCCTTCAAGGTCACGTTCTTTTTTTGCGAGTTCATTATTTGTATCTGTTCCTGGTGGTCCTAACTCTACATCTCTGTAGAAACCATTGACTTGTTGTTTTCTTAATTCGTTTTCAGAAATTTTTACTGTATGAATAATCGCTTCCGCATCATCTAATGAGGTAGCTGTATACGGAACGATTAATTCATCTGCTGGAACAAACTTTGATACAGCTCGTCCCATGTTTACATCATAGTAAACTTTTTTAAATGTTGAACCTGCAAGAGGTAAATGAAATAACATAGAATCAAATTCAGATTCATATTCTTTCATTTGATCCATAATTAAATAATTCATAAAATCTTTAACACGTGTCGCCTGTTGTTCTGTTGCAGAGTTCTTCGTGCCAATAATTTGTGTTCTTACTGGTCCATCACTTGGTAATAATTCTTTGTATGCTTGTGCTTGGAATTGTGTAACAGCTTCTGCCATCACAGGGTGGGTTGCACCACTAGCTCCTTGAAAAGGTTCTGTTCTATTTTCGTATTTAAATCCTAAAAGATCTAAACCTTGTATGTAAGATTGTTCCCACTCTTTTCTTGAACCTTTGTAATCCATGTAGTTTTGAGTCATCTCGTTTCCGATTGGCTCTAATACATCCTCGGGTAAAAGATCTGCTAAGTTGTCAAAGTGTGATTCAGTTCCAGGGACGTTAATAGATCCTGGTTCAAAGTCTAATGTTACACCACCATCTTCTTCTGGGATAACTTCTATTGGTCCTTTTTCGGGTTCTTGTTCCTGAACAGCAACAGTTTCTGCTATCTCTTCTTCTGAAGGGATATCCAGTTTAGTTCTAGTGTTCGGGAGTCCTTTGTCTATTTCTGCCATTTAATACTCCTATACTTTCTTAACACGTTTTAATAGACCTGGCAACCCTTGTGAATCAGGGTTCATGGATTCTAGCATAGCACCTGATGGATCACCTGCTTCTTTTGCGATACCACCGCCCGCTGCTGCAAACTCACTAAATGCAAACTCATCGCCTTTTCTTCTAAGCTCTTGTCTTTGTTCTGGCGACATTGCTCTTAATTCATCCAGTCTTCTTTTAGTAAACTTACCTGCTTGATATAAACCTTCTGCTCCTAATGATGCTATACCTATCGGTGATGCTATTCTTGCTAAACGCATGGCTGTTTTAGCTGGTAGTCCTAGATTAAATAATCTTTGTGCTGCTCCCATCTTTGCAGATTGTTTTACAAGTGCTGGTGCAAATGCAGCTTCTGCTGCAACACTAGCTCTATCAATCGCGGACGTTGGATCAACACCAAACCCTGCCGTTAATCCTACAGCGCCAAGTGGTGTTGGTATAGTTTTAAAAGCTTCTTTTAAAATACCTGGGCTAAAGAAAGGATTAGCGCTTAACTGTGCTCCAGATGTTTTCATACCTAAAGCTTTTTTAGCCATTGTTAAATCTTTTTTTGATGAAGGTAATCCAATATTTTTATCTACGATTAATGGGACTTTTGATTTTGCTACGTCTACAAATTTTTCAACTGCGTTTGGTAATTGTTTATATCCAATGCCTTTTGTTTTAAAAGTTCCCTCTGGAACATTAGGTTGTAATGTTATTTTTAATTCTGCTGCTTTTTCTAAAATATTTTTTATTTTAGGACTATTTGGATTTTTTTCTATAAAACTTTCAGCCGCTTGTTTAAAACCACCCGCTCTGTTATGAGGAGCCATAATTAAATTTCTATTGTAAGGAAAATCTTTCATTTTACCTTCTTTAAAAATATCTCTTTGATGTTCTATTTCAAAAATACCTCTTTCCTTTAATTGAGATAAATTAGGTTTTACTTTTATAATATTCCCATTAGGAGATATTGTTGTTGAAAGTTGATCAATTAATTTAGGATTTTTTAAAATTAAATCTGGATTTTGTTTTATTTTATCATTTAATTGTCTTGTTATCAAAGACTGTTGATAATTTAAAAATTTTTCATTTGGTGTTAAAGAAACTTTATCTTCAACTTTGGCTACTCTTCGTCTTCGTCTTCTTTCTGCTTTTTTAGCCATTTCTGTTTGTTTATATTCAGGATCATCTTTTAGTTTTTGTTTTATTTTTTGTTTTTTTCTGTAAGTAATATTTCTTTTATACAACTCATCAAAGTCTGGTATCTCCTCTCTTAACTCTTGTTTTGCTTTTCTAAAACCTGGGGGTAATCCTCTACCTTTTGTTGCGAGATTTATTGGTGGAACATATGTTCTATCTAGAGCCATGTTTTTTAAAATTGTTTTTATATCTGTTCCATCTTGAAATGGTATTCGTCTACCACGAGCCATGCCTGGTGTATCGTCGTCATAAAGTTCGATAGTGGCTAATAAATCTTTCATTACTCACCTAACATTCTTGCAATACCACCACCTGCTTTTTTAATTGATGGTGCTTCTTTAGTTACCTCTTCTATAATCTCAGACACATCTTCTATTCCCTCTTCAACATCTTTTAATTTACCTTCTCTATCAGGTCTAATAGTAAGTTCTTCATACTCATCTGCTATTACTCCTTCTTCTGTAGCCCCACCTTTTTTATATCTCATAGATTCCTCTTTGTAACCAAAAGGACCCATATCAGTTTTTTTAGTTATAACCATTTCACCCAGCTCACCAAATGCATTTTCTTTTAACTCATAATCTTTGTATTGATATGTTGTTTCAACTCTAGGGTCTGCTGTTACATCATCAACAGATTTACCAAATCTTTTAATCTTATTCATTAACGCGAAAAAATAGTCAGGTGCTTTCGTTACAGTTTCTTTTACTGTCTCCGCAACTGGTTCAATATTTTTTCCTAAAGTCATTAACCCAGTTTTAGCTGCACCAATACCTGCACCAACTCCTGCTGCCGCTTTTAAAAATGCTCTACGAGCTTTGTTAATTGATCCAACTTTAAAACCTATACGTCCACCCATAGCTTTGATTTGTCTACCACCCATAATACCTTTAGATGTATCAATAACTTTGCCTTCCATATCTACAACTTTATTTAAGTCTTTAAGTTTTTGTCCAGCTTCTTGTTTGATTTTAAGTTTTTCTAAACCGTCAGGTTTACGTCGCATAACTTTTTCAAAACCTTTGGTAAGTTGCATGATAGCTTGTGCGAGTGTCATTCCTGCTTTAATCATTAATAATAATTCCTTTTACGTTGTTCGACTTTGTCGTCGATGTAATCTTCAGGGTGTCCGATTAGACCGCCCTGTCTAAATCGCATAATTGCTTGTGTTGTACTATCAACCAAGTCATCATGATCGCCATATGGGAATGCTGCACATTCTTCCATGACCTCCTCAGCAAACTTTTGCTCAGGACACCATATCATACCAGATTCAAATAAAGGTGCAACAGCATTTACTCTGGCATGCTTGTCGTTTCCTTTTGACGGACTAAAATTTACAACAGGTATATCCATCTTTCTTAGCTCGTATGTTAGAGGCAGACCTGATGCTTTTGCCTCTACAATAACTGTTTCAGGCATCCAATATTTATATTGTTCTAGTGCTAAACGTCTTAACTCAGGAAACTCATACCTACCTTTGATAGCATCAAGAAGTATAAGATTAGCCCCACTATCTTCATCAGGATAAAATATACCCCATGTCGTTATCGCACTGTAATCTGCTGTCTCCTTTTTTAAAAATGCTGTGTCGTAAGATTGTATAACGTGATGTAGTTGCGGTATGTCTTCACCGGTATACGTTCTCCACCACTCACGTTTTAATATTGCACCTTCTTCTGCCGTTGGGTTTTGCATCCACTGTGCATTCCATTTGCCCGTGGGCAGTGTTGCTTGTACCTTTTCTAATTCGTCTAACTTCCAATACTCTGGCCAAACAGGTATAGCGTTCTTTGATCCGTGGTCCATGATCGCCGGAAACTCGACCACGTGCCACTGATCAGCTTTAGGTTCACTTTGATTCTTAACTAACATTCCTGTTAAATCTTTCGTGCTCCATCTAGTCATAACTAACACAATCTTACCACCCGGTTGCAAACGCTGACGGGGTCCTGATGTATACCACTCGTAAGCAGACTCCATGGCTGTGGGACTCAGTGCATCTTGTTCAGAATGTGGGTCGTCTATGATTAATAAATCTGCACCACG